GAGTTAGACTCTGGGTTATAGACCCTTCCTATGTCTAATCATGGCTGTTCTTCGCGGAGAACAAGGTGCGGTTCAGTTTGACGCTGCTGGTTCTTCTAACGCCACCATCGTCGGCACGCGCAGCTGGACACTAAACATCACCAAAGAAACGCTGGACACCAGCAAGCACGGCGACACCTTCCGTAGCTTTGTTGGCAGCATGGTCAGCGGTTCTGGCACCGTTGAGCTGGTTTACGATCCAGACGCAACTGGTCAAGCTGCTTTCATTGAAGATGTTGTGACTACTGCAGACCCTGCAGACGCAACCTTCGAGCTGTTCACCACCGGCACCACCTCTGGCACCGACTCTGTGAGCTTTGCCGGGATCATCACCAGCATGGACATTGCATCTACTGCAGGCGATTTGGTTGTTGCTACCTGCAATTTCGTCACCAGCGGCACCATCACCTCCAACCTTGAATAAGGGTTGATCTGATGGCCAAAATCGAGCGTGGTGGCCACGTTTTTGATGGCTACAACAAGCCGATCCGTACTCCTGGGCATTCCAGCGGTAAATCCCATGCTGTTGTTATCAAAGACAACGGCAAGGATCGGCTAATTCGATTTGGTCAGCAGGGTGCCAAAACAGCAGGCAAGCCAAAGCCTGGCGAAAGCGAGGCGATGAAAAAGAAACGTGCTGCCTTTAAAAAGCGACACGCCAAAAACATCGCCAAAGGCAAAACCAGTGCTGCTTACTGGGCAAATCGCGTGAAATGGTGACATGACCTACTCCGTTCCAGGACTCGTCAGAACGCATCTCGTCAGCTCTTCCTATATGGGAAGTGTTGATAGTCCGTTCGTGCGAACACGGGCTGTGATCGACCAGATGAAGGGCTGGGAGATCATGAAGGCCGTTACCAACGGAACGGAGTATTTACGCGAAAACAGCGAAGCATTCCTGCCTCTAGAACCCCGCGAAGACTATTCCGCATATCTGGCGCGGGTCAATCGTTCAGTTTTTACGCCTTACACGCAACGGTTGATTCGAGCTGCTGCAGGCTTAATTCTTCGCAAACCAATCAGCATTGAAGGCGACCCTTATTGGACAGAGGTCTTTAATAAGGATGTTGATGGATGTGGATCGGATTTAGATGAGTACGCTCGACGACTCTTGATTTGTGCCCTGACGTATGGGCACTGTCACACGCTGGTTGATTTTCCTGCGCCTTCGGACGCAAGAAGTCTTGCAGAGGAGCGTGCTCTTAATCGTCGGCCCTATTGGATTGAAGTGGATCCAACCAACATCTACGGTTGGCGACTGGACCGCGAAACCAATTATGGAAACCTTACACAGGTTCGGATTGGGGAAAAGGCAGTAGTCCCTGACGGCGAGTTCGGAGAAAAAGTTTATGACCAAGTACGTGTCATCGAGCCTGGTCGTTATCGCGTCTTTCGACAGGAAGAAGAGAAAAAAGAAATGCAAGGGAAGTTTCCATACCCCTCTGCATTCGATCAATCCGACGCTACGTCGCAGTATGAGCTGGTTGAATCTGGTCCTTACTCGCTCGATCAAATTCCACTGGTAACGATCTATGCGAATAAAACGGACACAATGACCAGTAAGCCACCGCTTCTGGACATTGCTCATCTCAATCTGGCGCATTATCAACGGCAGGCAGATCTTATCCACAGTCTCCACATTGCTTCGCAACCGATGCTCGTCCTTGAGGGTTGGGACGACCAGACGAAGGACATGGCTATCAGCGTTAATTACGCGATGGCGACCCAGCCGGGTAACAAGGTCTATTACGTGGAGCCTGCATCAAGCGCGTTTGAAGCGCAATCATCGGAAATACAAGAGCTACAGCAGCAGATGGGGACGCTTGGGATCAGCACGTTGAGCCAACAAAAGTTTGTTGCTGAATCTGCTGACGCCCGCCGTCTGGATCGAATTGATCAAAATTCGATGTTGTCGATGGTGTCTATGGATCTGGAGTCAGGCTTGCAGAAGTCCTATGACTTGGCTGCAAATTATCTGGGCATTGAAGCCCCAAAGGTCAAGATCAGCCGTGACTTCGATCTGCAACGTCTGATCGGACAAGACATTGCTGCGATGGGTCAGCTGTTTGAAGATCAGATTATTAGTCGCGAAGAGTTCCGCGACATGCTGGTTCAAGGTGAGATCCTGCCTACAGCAGCAGAGCAAAAGCAAGATCCTCCCAGTGAAGAGTCTTCACCCAACAGCGATCAAATCGACCGTCTAATCAACGCAATGATGCAGTGAGGCCATGGCAGACAAAACCAGCCTCACGCTTGCACAGATCACTGCCCTAGTAAAACTTGCTAAAAAGGTTGATCAGTTCAACAACCTGCTGTCTGGCAATGGCGCTCCAGGGGACATCGGCACCAACGGTGATTGGTACGTTGATGTTTTAACGAAGCGGTTATACGGCCCAAAAACAAAAACAGGTTGGGCAGGACAGCCAGTTGCGATCGGCACATCAGATGAAAGCGGCACTCCACGTTCTACCGCTCCAAGAACAGCTGTTAATGCTGACGGCACATTGGCTGCTGGTTCAGGAGCAACTGGCCCTCAGGGTCCACAAGGTGAACAAGGGCCACAAGGCGAGCAAGGACCAGCCGGAGCAACTGGTGCTACTGGTGCAACAGGAGCTACGGGAGCTACCGGACCACAAGGTCCAGCAGGTGCAGACGGAGCTAATGGAGCAGATGGGGCCGATGGTGCAACTGGCCCTCAAGGGCCACAAGGTGCAACTGGTCCACAAGGGCCTCAAGGTGACACAGGTTTAACAGGAGCTACTGGAGCTGCAGGTGCAGATGGCGCTGATGGTGCTGCTGCAACAATCGCAGTTGGCACAGTCACGACAGGAACTGCAGGATCTGCTGCTTCTGTAAGCAACAGCGGGACATCAGCTGCAGCAGTTTTTGATTTCACAATTCCTCGTGGCGCAACAGGAGCCACTGGTGCTCAAGGTCCAGCTGGTTCTGATGCTTTTGTGGCCGTAGGAACTACTGCGGAACGCCCAGGATCTCCTGCTACTGGGGCAATCCGGTATAACACGACAGAAAATCGTTTTGAGGGTTATAACGGAAGCGCCTGGCTAAATCTGTCACCCGCCAACGTGGATGAGCTTGGTGGTACGGTTTAGACTTAACAAAACGCCTACTTCGCCATGGGACTTCGTTTTGAGGAAATCAATCCTCCCAAAAAAGAAGAAAAGCCCGCAGAAAAGAAGCCTGCCGCTAAAAAAGCAAAGGCAAGTAAGGTAGAAGAGTAAATTCTTTTCTACTAATGGAAGAACAAGTCATTCAGGAGACGCCCGTGGCGCCTTCTGAGCAGCCCGTGGCTGAGACTGCAAACACCGTCAACGTTGATGTTTCTGCTTACGAGCAGCAAATTCAGGCGTTGCAACAGCGTGCCAGTGAGGCTGAGGAAAAATTCCAAGGCATCAAGGGCAAGCTCGACGACGTTTACAAAAAACAAGACGAGCAACGTCGCAAAACGCTGGAAGACCAAGGCCAGTGGAAAGATCTCTGGGAAGAAGCCAACAAAACTGCTCAAACCAAGGATCAGCAGATTGCTGACCTAGAGCGCCAGTTGGCAGATCTTCGGACTTCCAATGAGACAGCAGCAATGAAAACGACTGCACTGTCTGCAATCAGTCAGTCTGGAGCGATCAATGCTGCGCAAATGCTTCAGCTGGTTCAAGGCAACTTGAAGAAGGCTGAAGATGGCAGCGTCAAAGTGCTGAATGGTGGCGTTGAGGAAGACCTCAATGTTTACCTCGCCAAGCTGAAGAATCCTGGCTCTGGTTATGAGCATCATTTCAAGCCAAGTGCTCAGGCTGGCATGGGCGCTAAACCAACAACTGGAACTGCAGGCGCTGCAGGTGTCGCTAATCCTTGGGCAGAAGGTAGTATTAACTTAACAAGGCAAATGTCCTTGGAAGCTACCGACCCTGAGCTTGCAGCTGTGCTCAAGCGAGAGGCCGGTAAATAAGTCCCCGTGGGACACCACTTTCAAGTCCGTGGCTTGAGAACCCGCAAACCTTAACCCTGAATAAGAAATGGCCGCACCATTTCAGAATTATTCCGGCGGTGTCCTTCTGGCGGACATCGTAAAAAGGAATAATCTCAGCACCTATGTGTCTGAGGCAATCAAAGAACGCAGCCTGTTCGTGAAGAGCGGGGCTGTGGTTCGTAACGCTCTTCTCGATGCACGGGAAGGCGGTAGCCGCATTCAAGTTCCTGAGTTCAATCCTGTGTCTCCGACTGAGGAGATCATGGACGGTACTGCTACGTGGGGCACCAGCTCTGCTGGCTACCTGACTCCTCAAAAGGTTGGCACCGGAACTCAAATTGCAACCATCTGCCATCGCGGTTTTGCGTATGCAGTGGATGACGTTGCAATGTTGGCCGCTGGTGAAGACCCGATGCTTCACATCCGCAACCAACTGGCTGATGCCATCAACAAGCTGAACAGCGCACGTCTGTTCTCTCAGCTTGCTGGCTTGTTCGGCACGGCACTGTCTGGCAATGCATTGGACAAAGGTGTTGCTGCTGCCTCTGGTGGCGCTGAAGCCAACTTCCTGACTGCTGCGAACGTTGCTGAAGCTCGTTCCAAGCTGGGTGAGCGTGGCGAAGAGCTGGACACTATTGTTGTTCACCCCTCCGTTGCTTTCTACCTGTATCAGGTGGGAATGCTGACCTTCTCCACTTCTGCACTGGCTGCTTCTGGCGCGGTGACTTGGGGTGGCGGTGGCGTTGGCATTGGCGCTCGCGAAGTTGGTGAGTTTGCCGGTATGCGCGTCATTGTTGACACTGCAGTCAACACTGTTGCTCCTGGCACCTCTGGCCACCAGCGTGAGTTCTACTGCTATCTGATCAAGTCCGGCACCATCCTTGAGGGTGTGCAGCAAGATCTTCGGATTGAAGCTGACCGCAACGTGCTCTCGAAGCAGGACGTCCTGTCTGTGGATTACCACTCTGCTTATCACGTGATGGGCACCAAGTGGTCTAACGCCGCTGACAACCCGACCAATGCCACTTTGGCAACGGCTGGTAACTGGGCCGCTACCTATGACATCGACCTGATCCCCATGGTTCAGCTCACCGTCAACAGCCCCCTGGACACCACCACCATCTGATCTTTCTTGATCAGAGCAAAGGCCCTACCATTAGGTGGGGCCACCTTCTTTTTGCGCTATGGCTGCCACGATCAACGCCACACTAAAGAGTGCGACAGCCAACAGCTATGTGACGTTGGCCGAAGCCGACGCATATTTTGAAACCGTCCCAAGCAGCACGCAGTGGGACAACAAGCAGGACGACAAGAAAAACCGTGCGTTGATCTCAGCTACACGCTGGATCGACACGTTGAATTTTTACGGTGATCGTTGCGATGCAGATCAAGCCCTGAGCTGGCCCCGCAACAATTATCACGTTGATCGCGTTGAGCTTGTCTGCTCTGCGATTCCAAACGACATCAAGTATGCAACGTATGAGCTAGCCAACGCGCTGGCGAACGATACTGATGCGATCACTGGAACGACTGGCGACACGGGATTGTACGAGTCAGTCAAGCTTGGGGAGATGGAAGTCAAGTACAACACTTCGAGCCAAGCTACGGGAACAGTCAACAACGTTTTTGATGTTTATCCTTGGCTTCAGTCTTATCTAGGCGCTTATTGTCTTGGCGGTAGCGGCAGTTATCAAGTTCGTGTCGTGAGGGGTTGAGATGGCAGGCGCACTCGACAGTCTTTTCAAAAACGTCGCCAAGCAGGTCGTTGCCGATCTGGGCAAGTCTTTAGACACGACAATCACTTATACCCGCAAGGCGTCTGCCAGCTACAACCTTTCAACTGGTGCGGTGACAACGACTGACACGGCTTATTCATTTGACGCACCAATTGAATTTATTGCATCCGATGAAGAGTCTGGTTATCAAGAGAACACGGCTCGTCTTTACATAACGCCAGATCAGATTGGCGACAACCAAGCAACACTGCAAGACGAAGTGTCATTGCAGTTTGCTGGATCGGCAAGAACAGCCAGAATTCAAGACATACGAACGTTTAGAGGCGATCAAGAGTACATGTATATCCTTCGAGTGGTGTTCTGATGACCCTTGTAAACGCTAGGGCTGCAATTGAGACTGCAATCAATACTGCAGTAGCTGCAGCGGATGCCACGGTTTCAGTGGTGTTTGACAACATGCCGTTTACGACGCCTGGCAAGACAAAAAAGTATGTGATGGTGACGATCAATTTTGATCAGTCAACGATCCAGCCGCATGGTGCAGCGATCGATCAATACGCTGGAACGGTGCAATGCGGTATTTTTACGCCGAGAAACAAGGGGAGTGCTGCAGCTGCTGCGATTGCGGAATCAGTTATTGATGGCTTGACCTCTGTAAATGCTTCTGGTTACACGGATACCTACTCAGCAAAACCGCGTGTTGGTCAGATCAGTGGTCCAACTGCTGTGACGGAAGAGAATAACAGTCACTTTGTCAGTGTGGTTAGCTGTCGGTTTACTGCAGTCTGATGGCTAAGCCAATCACTAAGCTGGCTGACGATATTCGTAAGTTGATTGAGGATGGACGAGCGGCTGCCGGTCCAGAGATTGTGTTCAGTCTGCAAAAAGCTGGCCCTTGGTGGACCGGAAACTTTGGTGAGTTGTGGGAGATCAGCCCTACGCCAGTCAAGCCAGTGGTGAGTAATCAACGTGACTGGGAAGATCCAAATATGCCCACTTCTCGAAGCTTTCAGAAACGCCCTGCCTTGAGAGTTCCAATCAACAGTCCCTTGTATATCGGTAACTTGGCCGATTATGCAGGATATGCGGTTAATAACCCACGAGCTAAGCTCGACGGCAAGACTTATGAGCAAGCTAGAACTGGCGAAAATGCTTTGAGAACAACTGCGCCTAGCGGCCCACGTTGGTACAAGATTTATACAGAGACCAGTAGAGATACAGGCTTGTTTCTTGATCTGGACAAAGCGTTTGCATCCGTGCGCCTGGGATAAGCTATATTGTGCTAGTTGACTGAGTTTTATGGCTGAAGCACGCGCAATCGACAAGTTGTGTCAGGCATTTAGCGTTGAAGAGCGCAGCAGTTACACGATCAAAAAGGGCGATGAGGTCATCATCAAGCTGTACTGGAAGCCTTTGACGATTGCTGATCGCGACTCGATCAACAAAACAATGAAAGCCTTGAACCTGGGGCGGACAGAGGACAACATGGATTTTGCGATCCAAATGGTGATCCGCAAAGCTGAAGACGAAGCGGGAAATCGAGTTTTTTCGGACGCTGATCGCGCCAAAATCCAAAACCGACTGCCGATGAGTATTGTGCTGGACATCATGTCCAAGATGCAAGGCATTGAGGAGGTGGAAGAACCAGACGCGCTTAAAAGCGACGCTTGAGCAGGATAACTACCTGTTTTTGCAGTTTTTTGTGGCTGAAAAGCTAGGAATGACGCTGGGTCAGCTGCGATCAGAGATGTCAGCTGAAGAGCTGTACGGCTGGAGCGCGTATTTAACGTTGAAGTCTGAGCGAGAGGAGAAGGAGATAGAGAAGGCTCGCGAGCAGGCTCAGATGCGTAGGGTGCGCTAACCTGAGGGCAATGTCTTCGGGTTAGTCGTGGCCGCTGAGTACGAAGTCAATATCAAGCTTAATACTCAGCAAGTTGAGCGACAATTAAAGAGTATTGACACTCGTACAAAGCGTACGGGGAGAATGGCGACAGAGAATATAAATGCACTTGTAAAGGGTCAAGATAAACGCGCTCGTTTGATGATCAAAATAAACGAGCTTGAGTCGAAGGGGTTAAATGTTGCGAAGCTTAGGAAGCAGATGGGCAAGGCTACAGAAGAGCTTGCAAAGAGACGATTTGGTTCTTTGCAGCAAGAATTTCGCTTGTTGACAAGAACTCTTCGCTTAGAAGAATCAAAGTTAAGAATTTTGCGTCAACAACAGCAGGGATTTGCATCGAGTCCACTTCGTGGAACAGCCACGATGGCAGGCTCTCCTGCTCAAATTGCTGCGTCTGCAAGGGCTGGCGGCCCAAGAAGTCCTATCGGAGGAGCTGCAAACATTGCAGGATCTCCTGCCGCTCGCAGAGCCGGAAGACAACGTCTTGAACAAGTTGGTCTCGGTGCTGGTTTCCCGCTGTTGTTTGGCGGCGGACCCGGGTCAGTTCTTGGTGGCGCGGCAGGCGGACTAACAGGTTCTTTTGGAGCGCAAATTGCGCTTAGCGCCATTGGTCAGCAGATTGATCAATTTATTGCAGGCGTAGCTGAAGCAGGCAAAGCTTTTGGGTCTTTAGAGGGGGTGCTGAGCTTGATGAGTGAGCGATCTCTTTTTACAAGTAAAAGTTCAGAACAATTAGCGCAACAACTTGAAGAGCTTGGTGATGTTGAGGCTCTTGCCGAGCTTGCAACAGTAGAGCTTGCGTCCAAGATCGGCTCTGATGGTATTGAAGCTTTTCAAGACCTTGAGACAGAACTTGATGAATTTGATCGTCTTGTTGGTCACTTGATGATTTCTTTGCAAGCTTTTGTAGCTGGCCCTCTTGGCGACTTTTTGAACATTGTAAATGCAACTTTAGGAAAAAAAGTTACACAGGGTACTATTGATCGCTTAGCGGGAAGCCTTCAAGACCCTACTGACCAAGCAAGATTCCGTGCAGCGGCTAAACAAAGAATTGGCACTGAGTTAGAAATTCAAGGGTTTGGTCTGGGTGGTCTTCCTAGAAGCGCAGAGGTTCTAAAATCAGCGCCATTGGATCTTCTTAGCGAGCTTTCGCAAGAAGTTGCGGGAGGAAAGTTTGGTAAATCTAATCTGCTTGGTCGCCCTCTTAAAATTACCCGGCAAGATAGAGAATTTTTTAAGCCTGATAGGAACATAGAAGAAGAAAAAGCAGCTAGAGAAGAAACTCGGATTCAAAAACGCTTAGGAAGACTTGAGGAAGAGCGCAAAAAAGTTCTTGAGATCTCTCGATTCAAAGACAAGATTGCTGCTGCAGAGGCATCTCAAGACAAACAGTTGGTTATTCGTCTTAAGGGAGAGCAGAAAATAGCTGAAATTGAAGCTAAGCGTAAACAAGATTTGGTTGACATTACGGATCAACGCTTAATCGATCAAATTAACATCAATGCAGCTACTGAAAAGCTGGTAGCACATCGAGAAACAGAGCGCGGACTGGCCGAATTCCAGAAAACAAGTGCTCAAGAAAGATTCGATGCAATGCAAAAGCATATTGAGCAGCAGTATGAACTAAATGAAGCGGTCAAGCAGCAAGCGGCATTAGCTAAAAGGATTGCAGAGACTCTGGGCCAAGGGATGGCTCAATCTTTTGATGCGCTTATTGACGGTGCACAGAACTGGGGTGCGGCCCTTCAAGATATTGCAGCCAATGTCTTGCGTGATATTGCAAAGCAGTTGATTCAGATATACGTCATTGAGCAGGCCATTGGATTCTTAAGCGCTTACTTGACACCATTCGCTGCTGGGACACCGCTTGGAGCGGGTGGCGGTCAAGTAGGAAGATTTGGCACGTTGGGGCCAAACTACGGTATTCCCCAGTTTGCGAATGGGGGCAATCCTCCAGTTGGACGGCCTTCACTGGTGGGAGAGCGTGGACCCGAGTTGTTCGTACCTAGAAGTGCTGGAACGATTGTTCCAAACAACGCATTAGGCGGCTCTAACATCGTGGTGAATGTTGACGCTTCAGGCTCTAGCGTGGAAGGCGATGCACAACAGTCCAAAGCTCTTGGTCAAGCCATCGGCGCTGCTGTTCAAGCTGAGATCATCAAACAGAAAATGCCTGGAGGTCTTCTCAACTAATGGCTACTTTCCCCGCAATCACGCCGACCTACGGTCTTCAAAAGAACAGCGCCCCAAACGTAAGGATCGCTCAGTTTGGATCAGGCTATAGCCAGCGCAGCACGTTTGGCATCAATCAAAACCCCAAGTCCTACAGCCTGACCTTTGAGGTTTCGGAGACGGATGCGGACACGATCGAAACGTTCTTGGATGCTCGCGGTGGAACGGAAAACTTCAATTTCACGCCACCTGGCGAAGCCAGCAGCGGCAAGTACATCTGTCGCAACTGGAGCAAGTCGATTCCATACTTGAATCGTGCCACAATTCAGGCAACGTTCGAGCAGGTGTTTGAGCCATGACTTCATCAATTCCTAGCACTCCCAATAAAGTCGAACGGGAACTGCATTCTCTTGAGCCGTCAGCAATCATTGAGCTGTTTGAGCTGCACCTAACTGCTGCTGTAAATGGCGTAGATCTGGCCTACTACTATCACGCTGGAACGAACGAGCTATCGCAGAATATCGTTTTTAACGGCAAAACTTATGCGGCGGTGCCGATTGAGGTTGATGGTTTTGCAGTAACGACTAAAGGCACGTTACCTCGTCCGAGGATGAAGATCGCCAACGCTAATAACGCGATCACAGCTCTGTTGAATTCTTACAACCCATTGCAGGCAGAGGTGAGGCGCATTCGCACCTGCAAGAAATTTTTGGATGCTGTCAACTTTTCAAGTGGTAACTCAAGCGCCGATCCGACTGCAATGTTTGGAGGTGGTCATGAGTCTTGGTACATCGACCGCGTTGCAACGGAAAACATAGAGCTTGTTGAATTTGAACTGGTCGGCAAGCTTGACCTGACAAACCTGCGTTTGCCTAGCCGGCAAATTGTTGAACATTGCCCATGGGTCTATAAAGGCAAGGAATGTGGATACAAACCAGGTAAAAAATTTGACCTACAAAACAAGCAAGTCTTTACGGCGTCACAAGATCAATGCGCCAAGAACCTAAAGGCGTGTGAGTTGCGTCACCCAAAGGGTAAGGGCATAGGTCCTGATGAAAAACTGCTGCCGTTCGGGGGATTCCCTGGTGCAAGACTTCAAGTTTGACGCAGAACAGCACGCAACAAGATCCGCACCAAATGAGTGCTGTGGCGTTGTGGTCGGTGGCAAATACTGGCCTTGTCGAAATGTGGCTGATGATCCTTGCGCTGATTTTGCGATTGACCCCAGAGACTATGCAGTTGCGGCCATGTTTGGGCCTGTTGAGGCAATAGTGCATTCACATCCTGATGGCGGCCCGGCCAGCAAAGCTGATAAGCGTGCTTGCATTGGAACGGGATTGCCGTGGCATATTTGGAGCGTGCCAGACAAACAATGGTCAACTATCGAACCCTGATCGGCAGACAGTGGGATTACGGCAAATTTGACTGCTTCACGTTAATTCGCGATTGGTTTGGCCTGCAAGGCATTGAACTGCCTGATTTTGAGCGGCCTGCTGACTTGGAGACCTGCGAAAGCATCTTTCTAAAGCAGGCTTTGGCAATCGGGTTCAAGCAGGTTGATTACGCAAAAAGGCGACCTGGTGATGTGCTGATCATGCGCCTTGGAACGGCAGCGCCAATGCACGCTGCGATTCTTTTGCCTGACGAGCGCATCTTGCATCAACGTCAGGATTCACTGAGTGCGGTGGAACCGTTTGGGCGATACTATGTCTCTAGAGTTGCAGCGGTCTTTCGGTATGCAGCAGACCGTAAGGTTGCTGGGTGATCTGGGCGAGCGTTACGGCTCAGAGCACAAATACCATGACCTGCGTTCCCCTGCGGATGCAATCAAGCTGCTGTGCATAAATCAGCCCGCTCTGATGAAAGAGATGACTGAGGCGCATAAGCACGGCATTGGGTACACGGTGGTTCAGGCCGACGAGTCTTTGGGGTATGACGATCTACATTTGCCGTTAGGCAAGAATGATCTGGTGGTGACGCCAGTCGTTACTGGTAGTGGAGGTGGCGGCACTGGCAAAATTTTGGTAGGTGTTGGCTTGATCGCTGCTGCGATTGTTTTAGCACCTGTAGGCGGTGGTTTTCTGGGATTGGGGGCCGGTGCGTTTACGTCAACTACTGGCGCAGCCTTGGTCAGTGCGGCCGCTACAAGCTTTGCCGCTACAGCAGCTCTTAGTACTGCATCTGTAGCGATTGGTGCGATTGGTGCCAGCTTGGTTCTTGGTGGAATTTCTGAGACTCTTTCGCCGCAGCCGACTATTCCCACGATTGGGGGCGGTGGTTTTGGTGACAGGAGAACCTCTCCAGGTGAAAACACAAACGCAACCGGACCGCAGGGCGTTTCACGCGCCGTGTCTGGCCAGCAGTCATACGCTTTTTCCGGCCCCGTAAACACCGTTGGCGTTGGAGCGACGGTGCCTCTTGTCTATGGCAAGGTTTTAATCGGCAGCCATTTGCTCTCATCAAAAGTAGAGGTCACAAGCGAAAGCGACCCGACAGGTGCATTTTTTATAGCGCCAGGAAATAAGACTATTACTATCAACGGAGAAACGCCTTCATTTAAATTTGAACTCCTCAACGGCTTAAGGACTAGGCGATGGTTTTACCATCACACTAAGTTTGCTGATAAACAGTCAAACAATGGTCGTTTTATCCAAAGGAAAAGAGACGACACGCTCAATTTTATTGTTGGCGAAATTGACAAGGTTGATGATGTTATTGACTTTGACTCTGACGATGTTAAATCCGAAAACTTGCAAATTTTCTTTGAGATTGAAGACGGCTTAAGCCGTGTTGTTGGGAGTCAACTGGTGCCTGCGTTTGTGACTTATGAAATTACTTTGAAGAAAAGCAATTACGAAGGAGAGTCCCCGGTGTTTGGCAAAAGCCGCGCAACTATTCAAGGGCT